AGGTGATACATGCAACATATAAAGCAGTTTCACACACGCTTCATCGTCAAGGACGTATGGTTCCTTGGCGAGGAGGCTACAATACAAGACAAGACAAGACAAAGAACAAGAAAAGACAGAAGAACGCTTACGCTAAGTGTGCGCAGCAGCGCACGCGTCGAAAAAAAAGCACACAAAATCACGGATCACGAAAAGCAACAGCAAACACGAACCCGAACACATGCGCCATCTTTGACACAGTGCGCCAAATTTGCCTCAGGATCAATCCTAACACCACGGGGGCACTCTCGGTACCCTGCATGGCTTAACATGCGAAATAGCGGCGTTTCTGTGCGTTTTACTGGCAGGGTCCGGGGAAGAGGTACCACCACAACCCGTGTTTTTTGAGCTTTTTTCAAAAAAAACAATTATCAACAGGTTTACAAAAAAAAATATGTTATATTTATCTTGCATGTAAACTGCCTACTTTTTTTTGGGGCTTGCGCATGGCCTTTTCTTCTGCGGATATCACAGCGATTGAGGCTGCGATCGTATCTCTTGCCACGTCCGGTGTCAAGCAGGTTATGATTGGCGGTCGCTCATACACAAAATACGAAATCAAAGACCTCATGGACCTGAGAGACACCATGCGCGCAGAGGTCTCTTCATCGTCATATGGTGCCACTGTTCCCGTGAAATTTAACGAGGTGTCCGGTTGAAATTGACAATCAGGCAGCAGCTGAAAAACGTGTGGTCTGACATCAAGGCTATGCGTAGCGGCCAGCCAGCAAACAGGTACGAGCTTGGAAGGTATTCAGAGCTTTTCGGGCACATATCTGGACATATCCGCAGCATGTTTTCGCATCACGAGAGTGCAAACACCGGTCGATTGTACAGCGATTGGACTACGAGCTATGACACCCCGTATCGAGACTATAACGGGGCACGCGAAAAAATAATTGCCCGGTCGATTAAAGCCGCTGACAACAATCCGGTTGCGAAAACGATTATCGACACGATTGTTTCTGACGTTGTCGGTACTGGTATAAAGCCAGTTCCGAGAATAAAAACAAAGAGCGGCACGCTTGTTAAGGGTCTCAACGACCAGTTGGCAGAGGGCTGGAAGCGATACAATGACCAGTGGGACTCTACTGGGTACGGCACTTTTTACGAGTGTCAACAGCTTTTGCTCCGTGAAACGATTATGTCTGGCGCTGTCTTGACGAACAAGGTCAAAAGTGGAGACAATTATTTGGGTGTTGGCACACAGATTGTTCCAGCACTAAGGCTTGACACATCGAAAGACCTTGGCAACCCGACACTGAGCGACAATCCGCTTGTAAAGCAGACGGCGTATGGTATAAATCTTGACGAATATGGAAAGCCGGTATCGTACTACTTCAAGGGTGTTGACAATCCGGTGCCTGCCAAGTTTGTCAACCACATTTTCAAGCGCATGAAAGCGGAAGAGTACACGGGTACCCCATGGCTTTCTGTTGCTTTGCGCTGGTTGTGGGCGACGGAGCAACTCGTTCAGGATAAGCTGATAGCATCACGTATACAGGCCATGATTGGTATACTTGTACCGACAAGTACATACAACGACCTTGTCAACAACGATCTAAACTCTGACAGCCAGATTGATCTGTCGGCTGGCAAGATATGGCGATATGACCCGACACGGAACGCGAAGCCGGAGATCATGCAGGCGGATGACTCGATCAAAGAAATGTTGATACCGCTTAAAAGGATGATTTTGCACACGGTTACTGCGTCTCAGGGGTACTCATACCAGACAATAACGAGGGACGTGTCTGAAATCAATCAGGCTGCCGGAAGGATAAACACGAACAGGGACGAGGAGACTTCGCGGTCTATACAAAGGTGGTTTGCGAAAAAGGCATGTCAGTACGAGTGGGACTGGTTTGTTTACAGCATGTTTGTAAGTGGGAAAATTGCTGGCTACAACGCAACTGACTACTTCAAGGACCCGTGGAAATACAACCAGTGCCAGTGGCAGACACCTGGGCGAGAATTTATTGACCCCGCAAGAGAGTCTCAGGCAATTGAGCGGCTTGTCAATAACAAGCTTATGAGCAGACAGCGGTGGTATTCTGAACACTACGGTGAGGATTGGCGCGACGTAGTCGATCAGATTGCGGAAGAAGAAGACTATATGCGGAGTGTTGGTGTGGTGTCTGAGGCCATGGCAAAAGAAGAGGGTGTTGTATATGAGGAAGAAAATGAAGACAGTGAATTTTGATGTGTTAAAAAACATAAAGACGATAGCGTCTGACTCAAAAAGTGTTGTTGTGTCAATGGTTGGTGGTTTGTCTGTCCCGAAAGAGATTGTTTTAATTGTTGACGCAGAAAAAGGGGAAAACGATGCCAAAAAGTGACAGGAGACTGTTTCGCGCTGCGCCTGTTGAGGGTGTCGAGGGTGTTGACCGTGAAAAAAGGACCATATACGGTGCGTCAATGATAAGCGTTGGCGATCTTTTGGGGCACAGCTTGAGCGCAGACGATACCACCATTGGCCAGGTTGTTGAGCATGCAAACAAGGTTTCGCGCGGCGTTAAGGTGCGTTTTGGGCACCCCATGATGTCCGTGAACGCAGAGGGTACTTTTCTTGGCCGTGCAAAAAACTGGCGGGTAGATGGAGACCGCGCCCGTGCTGACGTTGAGCTAAACGACGTAGCCTTTCGAGAAGACTCACCATCTGGAAACATCGGGGACTATGTGCTTGACTTGGCGGAGAGCGACCCTGATGCTTTTGGAACCTCAATTGTTGTTGATGGCGACGAAGAGTACGAGATTGACGAAGATGGAAACAAGGTTGTTGACGAAAACGGTAAAACAAAAAACCCGATGCTGAGAATTAAGCGGCTTTGGGCTGCCGATATTGTTGACGAACCCGCCACTGGGGATGGCATGTTTTCAAAAACAGTTGTGTTGTCAAGTGTTGCAACGGAACAACTTGACAAACTGATTGATGAGCCAACAGCCCTTGATACGATCAGGTCTTTTTTAGGCCGGTATGTGTCGTATCGGGGTGATAAACATAACAATTTGGGAAGGCTTTTGTCAGCCCTTGACATGGCGACTGACAACGGTGTTACTGAAAAAGATGAGAAGGAAAATTTTTCACAAACAGAGAAGGGGTATTGTATGCCGAACGATGTCCAGAGAAGCGACGACTCCGAACTGCGCGCTGCGCTGGAGAGGGAAAAAAACGAGGCCGTCGAAAGTGCGAAAAAAACAGAGCGCGAAAGGGTTGAGTTCATTCGCGCACTTGGTACTCGTGTGGGTGCGAGTGCTGAAAAAATCAACGAAATGGTTGAAAACGGCACAAGTGTTGCCGACGCCGGGAAAGTTTTTTCACGTCAAGAGGTTGAAACCGCTGTGCCGGTTGCGCCTGAAAAGCCCGAAATAAAATTCGGTGTTGACGCGCGCGACAAGTTTGTTGAAGGTGCTGGCGCTTCGCTTGCCATGCAGGCGGGTGTTTTGGATCAGGAAAAAGATGCAAAAACCATTGACAATGTACGCAGGTCTCAGTATAACGGCATAGGGATCATGCAGCTTGCGCGCAACTGCCTGCATGCAGACGGTGTCGGAAATGCTCACATCATGAACAACGAGGATGTGTACAGTCTTATGATGCGGCGTCTGCGCGTACAGCTTGACGCTGGAGGCTCGGCACAGGCGACTGGTGATTTTGCAAACCTTCTCAGCAATACGCTTAACAAGGCGCTTGCCAGAGGGTGGGAAGTTGCTGGAACCACATACCAGAAGTGGTGTGGTACAGGGTCGCTGAGGGACTTCAAACAGGCTGATTTGATCAAGGTCACAGAGTTTTCTGATGTTGTCAAGATTCCCGAGGGTCAGGCTGCTAAGTATGGCGAGTTTTCTGACACAAAAGAGACGGCACAGCTTGAGACTTATGGCCGCCTTTACTCTTTGACCCGTCAGGCTATGATCAATGACGATTTGAACTGGTTTGCTCGCGTTCCGATGCGCGTGACCGCTGCTGTTCGTCGAAAAATGAACAAGCTTGCGTATGGTTTGATTTACAACAACAACGGAGGAACAAGCGATTTCGTCGGGCCGACGATGAACGAGGACAGCAACAGTCTTTTTGATGCAACAAACCACTCAAACTATGTTGCCGCTGCGAGCGGTGGTGCACCGTCCACGTCTACGCTCAACACTGCGTGGATTGCGATGCGGACACAGACGCTGCCGTCTCCCGATGGTGGCCGGAGCGACACCATTTACGCGAACATACAGCCGAAATACATCCTTTTTGGACCTAACCAGGCTATGAACGTTTACCGCCTGCTGAGTTCGACATATCTTGTCGGGTCCAACGAGGTCGGCAACGCAGAGGGTTCGATGGCGTCGAATATTTACGGCCCAGGCCAGGTCAGGAACATGATACCGATTGAGGACGCAGAGATAGACGGCCTCAACAGTTCATACAATCCTTGGTACCTTGCCGCAGATCCTTCGCTTGTTGGTACTGTGACCGTGTACACGCTCAACGGCAAAGATGCCCCGACGAGCAAGTCGGAAGAGGCCCGCATTAGTGAGGTCCAGGGCATGAGCTGGAGTGTGATGCACGATTTCACTTTTGCTGTTGAGGACTGGAGAGGTCTTTACTGCAACGTTGGGTCGTAATTTTTCTTTTGCGGGGGCATAATACTGAAGCAATAGGAGTGAAACTATGAGTGCTGTTGGATCGACACGCGAGGCAGAACTGCGGCAGAACCTGGCCGAGTCTACCCGTGTTGAGTGGACAAACGACACAGGGGCAGCTGTTTCTGTTGGCGAGGTTATTGCCATTGCCACGAAAAGTGGTCGCAGGAGAGCGCACTTTGTTGTGTCAAACAAGACGTCTCCCACATCCAGCACGGTTGCAAACGGTGCCGTTGCTCTTTTGCAGTGGCGCGGTCGGGTGAGTATTCCTAAGAATACGAGCACTGCGTTTACCGTTGCAAAAACTGTTTGGTGGGATTATTCTGGTGATGAGGCTGTTGCTTCTGCAACCGCGAACACGATGAATGATTTCGTTGTCGGGTCTTGTGCGAAGGCTGCTGCTTCGACTGATACTTTTGTCGAGGTTGACCTGAACGAGGGTCCCGACGAGGGTTCTCTTGGCTCCAGCTCTTCGAGCAGTTCGAGCAGTTCGTCTTCATCCAGCTCTACCGCTGCGCAATAAGGGGGCAGGCGATGTCAGCTATAGGTAGCACGAGAGAGGCGGAGTTGCGCCAAAATTACGGGCAGAGTATTTGTGTTGAGTGGACAAACGACACAGGGTCTTCTGTCTCTGTTGGTGAGATATTGGCGTTAACCACGAAAAGTGGTCGCAGGAGAGCGCACTTTGTTGTGTCAAATGTTAGTGTTCCCGCATCCAGCACGGTTGCAAACGGCGAAACGGCTCTTTTGCAGTGGCGCGGTCGGGTGAGTGTTCCTAAGAATTCAAGCACGGCGTTTGCTGTTGCAAAAACTGTTTGGTGGGATTATTCTGGTGATGAGGCTGTTGCTTCTGCAACCGCGAACACGATGAATGATTTCGTTGTCGGGTCTTGTGCGAAAGCTGCAACGTCGTCCGACACGGTTGTCGAGGTTGACCTGAATCAGGGACCAGATGAGGGTTCACTTGGCTCCAGTTCTTCGAGTAGTTCGAGCAGCTCCAGCTCGTCCAGCTCTTCGAGTAGTTCGAGCAGCTCCAGCTCGTCCAGCTCTTCGAGTAGTTCGAGTAGTTCCAGCTCATCGAGCAGCTCTTCGAGTTCTTCCAGCTCTTCGAGTTCTTCGAGCAGCTCTGAACCCGAATGATCGACGGTCTTTTTTGGCGCGGGAGATTAGTGCTCCCGCGCCGGTGTTGGGGGTGGCTTGAGTATAGATCTCGGTTTACAAACGTCGATGGACAATGTGTTTCTCCAAAGCGGGTTTGAGGAGACGATTGTTTATACTCCGAGTGGTGGGTCTGGTGTGTCAATAAGCGCGATAGTTGACAGGTCTGGCATTTCGGAGGTTTCTTCTGCGCGTATAAGCAGGTACGCGACAGAACCGCGCAGAAACACCCTATCTGTTCTTTTGTCAACAACCGATGTTGATGCTGTTGTTGTTGGAGAAGACACCGTTGCGCTAAAAAAGAACACAACAGACACAACAAATACAGTTTTTACCGTTTCATCAATAATAAGTCAAGACTCTGGATCTTGGCGACTGGGGTTGACTTGAGTTTAATTGAGATAAAGGGGCGGATGACTGGAGAAAAAGAGGTGCTGCGCGCACTTGGTATGGCCCCCAAGGTTTTTCTGAGATATATGCACGCGTGGATGTCTGATGAGCGCGCGCGTTTTGTTGGCGGAAAAGACTCAAAGGGAAGAACCAGAAAAGGTTACCGTGGCATATTAAGCCGCAAAAGGCTGGCCAAAAGAGACGGCACGTGGTCGCGTCGGGTTGCGCACCTGTTCAAGGGGTATGTTACGAACCCGCGAAACATTGGTGGCCTAATGATGCGGTGCGGTGTTGGCTTGAACAGCAACAACCAAATGGTTCGGGCCGTGTGGAAATTGCAGGAGGGCGGGAACATCACAAGTGGCGGAAAACAAATGCCGGTGCCTATTTACCGCAACCTTGCCAGAATTGGTGTCACAAGCGGTTTCCACAAGTCAAAAGCGTTTAGCCGGTTAGCAAGCCAGGGTAAGCTTGTTGGGGTCAAGGATGGTGGCCGGGTTTATTACTTTGACCCAGAATCAAAGAAAAAGCGTGGGAAGGGGTTTCTGAAAAGTGGATTGCTCTTTATTGGTGTCTTTGGTGTCCGTGTTTCTCGCATGTTTACCGGGCGGTATGATTTTTATGGTCGTTTTGACAGAATGTTACCGGCGATGATATCTCGTGGTCAGGGCGTGGTTGACAGGGCGGCGACCAGCGTAAACAGGCGCAGGGTGTATGGCTGATATAATATCGCAACAAATATCTGAAAATATCAAGACTGCGCTTGGGGCGCTGTCGACTTATGGTGGAACGCCGACTGTTGAGCGAGAGCGGTCTGTTTTGCGCATATCTGGCAGATATCCGTTTATCGAACTGTCAGGCCCACAGATTGAAGTGATAAGCCGTGCGAGGGGTGTTGACATGTGCGATTTGCACTATGTGGCACGGTATTTTGTTGACACAAACGATGACAATACGACAAGCGATGGAGAAATTACATATCTCACGCGAAATGTTTCCGGGGATATTATTAAAAAGCTAATGGAGGACACTGACCGTGGCGACCTCGCAGAGTACACGTTCATTGACGAGTGTGGTTATGGTTTTGATGTTGACGAGGCTGCTAATGTGGTGATTTATTATGTGGCGGTTGCGTTCCATGTTCACGCTCGCATAGATAGCACTAATCCATATAACCAGGGGTAAAGATGATAAGCACAGAGAGACTTTTTCTGCTCAAGTTGCAGGACACAGAGGGGACGCCGGAAACGACGCTTGTTGGCACCGATGTTTTTGAGGCTGATCCTGGGTCAAAGATAGACCCGGACCCGTCAAAAACACCGATAAAGCTTGTAGCTGGCAAGCGCGATCAAGAAGCAACCGTGATTGGCCGCAAGCTTGCGAATGTCACGCTCAACGCTCCTATGAGGCCATGGGGTGCTTCTGGGTCCCGTGTTACGCCGGACTGGGTACGGGCGTTGCAGTGTGCAGGTTTTGAGAAGACAGAAAACAATGGGTACTGGATACTGAAGCCGACAAGCACGGTGAGGAAAGACTGTACTGTGTGGATGTATTCTGGTGACCTTCGGTCGAGTTATTCGCTTTTGCAAAAGGTCGGAAACGTCAAGTTTGATTTTACTATTAACATGGACTTTTCCGGGGACGTGATTTCAAAAATTGAACTCACCGGCATGGGTCGATATGATGGTGCGCCATCAAATGCCACACAGCCAAGCGTTTCTCGCAACCGCACAGCGGTGCCAGCTCTTACGGGTTGCACAATGCAAATAGGCGGAGATTCAGACTATCGCGTGTTGAGCTTGACGATTACTGGAAACCAGCCAACCGAGGCCACGGTGCTTCCGACGCATGCAAGTGGTGTTGGTATAAACGAAATCACAGACACTGAACTCAAGATCAGTTGCAAGGCATACAGGGAGATAACGACTACAGCAGACCCAGAGGCATCGCTTTACAATCTCACAACCGGTGCGCTGCGCGTGTGGTGGGATGCTGACAATGACGTTAAGATTGATGGCGGGTACATGCAGATTATTGACGTAAAGCCGTCAGACGAGAACGGTGTTGAGACTTGGGATATTGAGGGTATATTGCAGCGCAATGATTTGACGATAAGGTGTCTTGGTGGCACGTCAAGTTCAAGCTCCAGCTCGTCGAGTTCTTCCAGCTCGTCCAGCTCTTCGAGTTCTGCAAGTTCTTAACAAATAACAAGGGGGCATTATGATACCACTGACAGCAAACCAGCACTTCTTGCACAAAGACATTGAGAAGGGGGTCACGTATCATCTGCGCTATATAACAGGTGAAACTGTGGCCCAGTTCATGGATTTTGTTGGGGAAGAGGTAGACGATGGCGACGTGTCTGGTAACTACAGGTACTGCGCCGGACTGGTTGACATTTTTCTGGTAGGGATTGAGCAGGGTGGCAATTTGCAAAGGCCAGACGGAGACCAGAAGATCAGTGATATGATGCGGCTTGGCGATGTGATTCACGTCGGCACTGTTATCAGTGGCTTGGTAAATGAGTTGACAGGTATCGGGGTAGAAGAAGCAAAAAACTGATTGCGGCAGTGCTCGTCAGCATGGGGAGGCTGCCGACGTTCAATTGTGCCACATGTCGCCCGGAGATGCGCAGACACAGGGGGTGCAGGCGTGGATTCAAGCGCAAAGTTGTCTGGAAAATAGACGAATGTGTTTTTTGTGGGGGCAAAAACAAACATTGTCAATATTGTCACGGCAAGGGCTCGATACCGGTACGGCAGTGCCCCCGCGCTGTAATCGGAGAAACATCGGGCCTTTTGCCGTACTATCTGGACTACCGCAAGAGCAACGGGTCAGTGTGGCCAAGCGGTGTCACTGGCAGGATATATCAGCCAATAAAGCTTTGTGTTGCATTTGGAGTGCTTGACTATTATTATGACAAGGTGATGAGTGATGGCAAGAAAAATTGAGACGATACTATCAGTAAAAGATCAAGCCACGAAGAAAATACACTCCGTCGAGGGTAGTATTAAGCGTTTTTCGGTCAGTGCAAAGCGCGAGCTGAAGACGCTTTCGTCTCTTCCAAACATCATTGCTGGTGCGGCCATTGTTACTCTTGGCAAAAACTTTGTTCAGGCCGGGATGAAGATTGAGGTTTTCAGAAAGCAACTTGAGGCTGTTTCTGGCAGTGCTCGGGAAGCGGATAGGCAGCTTGCTGCGATACGCAACTTCGCGCGCATGTCTCCCCTTGAAACAGAAGACGTTGTAAAAAGTTTTGTACGATTAAGAGCGGTGGGCATTAAACCGACAGAAGAACAGCTCAAGACCCTTGGTGGCGTTGCGACTCTTTTTGAAACACAGCTCGGGGATGTGTCAAATGCCATGATCAGCATGGAAAAAGAGGTTTTGCGCCGCCTTGGCGTAGAAATCGACAGGACTGGAAAAACAGCAATAATCACATCTGGCAAGGTTCGCCGGGAGGTTGGCAAGGATTCTGCGTCGATACGCGCGGCGCTTCTTGAGGTGTGGGAGGCACGGTTTCCGAATGCAATAGAAACGGCA